ACTTCGTATCCTTCCTGCGTCAGGTAAATATCTATTGCTTCTACAATGTCTTTATCATCATCACATACTAATATTTTCGCCATCTTTTTCACCTCCTCTATACTATACAATAGCCATGAGCAAAACTCCACACATTCAGTATTTATGCGGGTTTGCGAGGCATGGCAACCTCTTTTATCACTCCAAATTTATAGTAACAATCAACTCCAAATGGTATAATTAAGTTGTCAAAATCAATTCACCGAAAGGAGCTGATTGTTATCTATCGTCAAGAAATTTTGAAAGACATCCGTCTTTTCACTTCACAACCAGTTGCAAAGTTTTATGATTCTCTTTTTCTGAATCTTGATTTATCCTTTGTTCCGGAATTCCCCAAAACAGGAAGAAAAGGGTTTTCAAACCACGCTATGATTTGTTCCTTTATTGTCATGAAATGCGAAGGTTTCTCCATGATTTCCGATCTTGTCGATTATCTTCACAATAATCTTCTGATTGCGCATTTTTGTGGCTTTGATATTTCTCGTCCACTTCCTTCTTATTGGACTTTTGATCGCTTCTTGAAAAATTTTGATAACAAAGTTCTCTCTAAAATCATGAAAACTCAGGTGCTATTCCTTTCTAAAGAAGGTATTGTAGACACTTCTTTTATTGGCTTAGATTCAACTCCTGTCTCTGCAAATACTTCACAGAATAATCCGAAATCTTTTCTCTCAAATAAGTTTAAGCCCGGAAATCAACCAAGGGCGGATTCAGATTGTAGACTCGGCGTCCACACTGCATCCAATCAAACGAATGAGAAAAAATATGAATTTTATTGGGGCTATAAAAACCATGTCCTTGTAGACTGTATTTCAGGTCTTCCTATTTATGAAATGACCACAACCGCGGAAGTTCATGATGCTACCGTCGCTTTAGATATCCTTGCTGCTACCCATTCCTTTCAACCAATAACGGACTGCATATTCCTTGCCGACAAAGGTTACGATGTCAAAAATATCTACAATCAGGTTAAGGAACTTTACAATGGAGAATGTATCATTCCATTAAACAAACGTAATACCAAAAATCCGAAACTTCTTCCTCAAGGGAATCCCATTTGCGAAGCAGGGCTTGCCATGTGGAAGGATGGTAAGTTTTCCGATTGTGGTCGTACCCGTCAAAAGTTTTGTTGTCCTCTAAAATCAAGTAAAGATACCCTTTGCCCATGCCACCACAAAAATTTCTATAATGGTAAAAAGCATCGTGGCTGTACGAGATATCTCACCATTCCTGATGATTTAAGACTTTCCATTGATAGGGACAGCAAATATTTTAAAAGTAATTATTCACTCCGCACAGAATGTGAACGCTATAATTCGCGTTTTAAAAATACTGGTCAAGAGCGGATGTGGGTAAGAAATAAAGCATCTGTTACAAACTTAAACACACTTGCCCATATCAGTTTACTAGCAGTTGCCGTTGCCGCAATCACTAGCCATTCTGGTCAGTCTTATCGCAAACTAAAAACAATAAAACGAATTGCTTGATTAAAAAATTCTCATAGTCTTATGATTTCGTAAGTTTTGGACTTACGTTAGCTTTGCTATGCCATAAAATCGCAACCTCAAACTTTATGGGAGCTAACTGCCAAGTTCTACTTTTGGATCAATATGTTTTGCTCATCTCTACTATATATTATCATACTAAAATTAAAATGTACAGTTTAAAAGTATTTCTTTAAATTGAAAAATATATTGACAAATTAAAATTGGAGATTTATAATTCAATTTATCAGTTGAAAATAAAACAATACATTTTAAACGGAGGTAATTGATATGTATGAGGTAATCAATGAAAACTTAGGAATTGCAAAGTGCAGTTTAATGGATTTGACAGCTGAACAAGTGAATCAGTTTCTTGGACAGTGGGAACCCGGGGCTAATATAGACAGCCTGATTCTATTCTATGATAAAGAAAATGATTTGATTGTGCTTAATGGTTCAAGTAAGGGATATCAGTTTTGGATTGATATTGTAGAAGCATATTTAATTGCTGAAGGAGAAGAAAAAAAGAGATTTGAAGAGGAGTTTGATAAGTATTCTAAGGATATTAGAAAAGTTCTTGATAATTGCATAAGAGAACGAACAATTAGGAGAGAACTGTTTATAGCTGAACAACAGGTTTTTGAGAGTGAGTATTCTCCAGTGCTTCAAATAATTTGGAACAAATGTGAAACGGATGAAGTAATAAAGATTCTTACTGCTTTTAATTATGGGATGATTTGTGGAAAACGTAAAGAAAGAAAAAGACAATCCTTCACAGCCTAGCAAGCACTCAGGATTGTCTTAAACGCAAGGAGTACCTTGCAAACTGATTATAGGGTACTCCGAGAGTAAATGCAAGAGAAAAGGAGACAAAAATAAATGAATAATTTAATGATATTTGAAGGACATGAAGTGGAAGCGTTTGAATTGAAAGGACAGGTTCTGTTCAATCCATATCATGTCGGAGAATGTTTGGAATTAAACGGAGATGCTGTAAGAAAAGCAATGTCCAGAATGAATGAGAAGCAGGTGCTTAAAATTTCAAATTCGGATGTGACTAATAATCACATCCGAAAATTAAATAATGCCGGAGAAAATTTTTTGACTGAAAGTGGAGTATATAAATTAGTATTTAAGAGCAGAAAACCAAATGCAGAAAAGTTTACAGATTGGGTTACAGATGAAGTATTACCATCAATTCGTAAACATGGGATGTACGCGGTGGACGATTTAATTAACGATCCAGATTTGGCAATAAAGGCATTTACGGCACTTAAAGAAGAAAAAACACGAAATAAGATGTTACAAGCGGATAATGAACGGATGCGTCCAAAAGAGATATTTGCCGATGCGGTGGCAACAAGTCAAACATCTATTTTAATCGGAGATCTTGCGAAGCTCCTGAAACAGAATGGAGTTGAAACTGGTCAGAAAAGGTTTTTTGAATGGCTTAGAGAGAACGGATATCTAATTAAAAGAAAAGGTGCTGACTGGAATATGCCAACTCAGAAAGCAATGGAACTTGGCTTATTTGAGGTAAAAGAAAGTGCTGTGAATAATCCAGATGGTTCAGTTAGAATCAATAAGACAACCAAGGTAACAGGCAAGGGGCAGCAGTATTTTATCAATAAGTTTTTAGGAACAAGTGATAAAAAATTATTAGAAGGATAGATAGAAGGTGATAATTTGCAGGAGAAACGAAGCAGAAAAGAACAGCGGCGGGACAGGCAGCAGCATTATGAAGAGTTGGAGAGCCGGCATGATGCAAAGGCGTTGGAGAGATTTAAGCGACCGGCTTACCAGAGCGTAAGCGTTGCAGAATATCTGGCAAAGAAGTATGACATTACAGCGGAGGTGGATACCGGTGGACAAGGGCATTTTGATTGAGTACGCAGATATGAAAGAAGAGATTAAGGATCTGCGCCGGAGAATTGAAAAAATCCAGAAAGAATTGGATAAACTGCATGGACAAATTGTTGTGGATTCGGTATCATGTGGTAAGAAGGGCAAGAAGACACTTGGCATGGTGAAGATCACTGGCAGACCGGTTGGTGTGATCTCCAGAAAAGAACAGCTGCTGAAAAAGCGGAACAGAAGGCTTGAGGAGCTGGAGGAAGAACTTCTGGAAATGACAATTCAGGTGGAAGAGTACATAGAATCCATTGAGAAGAGTGAACTGCGGATTATCTTCCGGCTGTATTTTCTGGATGACTTATCGTATCCAAAGGTTGCAGATCAGATGAACAAAATGTTCCCGAAGCGCCGGATCCGGTACACGGACGAGAATATCAAGAAAAAAATTCAAAGATATTTTGAAAATGTCCCCCAATGTCCCGATAAAAAGTGATAGAGTATAAACTGGAATTGATGAAATGTAACAAGGTAAGACATTTTTGATGGTTCCTCCTCTGATATTTAAAACCATGAAGAGACACCTGGTATTGCTGGGTGTCTTTTTCGTTGCGTAATGTCGAAAAAAGAGGTATTATGGGGATAGGTTTTATATGAGCGGAGGAAAAGACAATGAGGTTATATGGAATGTATTATACCTGTAAAAAGCATATTGAATATGTTAAAAACATGAAAGTTACCAATAAAACAACTGCTAGGGAGGCAACATGGTCCATAAAGTCTTGGGCGGAAAGGAGCAAGGTGTTAAACGAGCTTGCTAAAATGAAACCATTAAGAACGCCCGCAAGAGAAGTATATGAAGCAATTCCTGTAGTATATCGAGATCAAGATGAATTTGATATATCAGGGACGGTGAAGGATAGATTCGTGGCTGCGAGAGGAAAACTTATTGTGGCAATGGAAACGGTTATTGATATGTATGAAACCATAAATCCGAAGAAAGTAATTGATGAGGATTATGGATTTGACATAAAAATGCCGGAATTTGATGATTTGGGAGAGTTTTCTAAGTGCATGGAGGACTTGGATTTTGTAATGAAACAGTGTCCATATTTGAATGATAAAGATGGACAAATAAAGTATGGATCGATTGATGTTGGATCTACGTGGTTGACATTTATTATTGTTGGAGTGGGTGCTACAACAGTAATGACTAATTTGGCTAAAATCGTTGACATTGCAATAAAAATAAAATCACATATAACGACCGTTAAAATGCAGGAAGAGGCATTGAGATCTGTTGAAATAAGAGATGAAATAGCAGCAGAAGTATTAGATGCGTACAAAAAAGCAAATCGGATTTTAACTCAAAATAGCGTTGCTGAATTAGAACGGGAACTCGGAGAGTTAAAAGATGGCGAAGAAAAAGACAAGGCTGGAAAAACGTTAGAAAAATTGGGGTATTGGATGGATAAGGGGATGCAAATATATTCATCAATTGATGCACCAGTTGAAATTAAAGATGTATTTCCGTTACAGCAAGAAACAAATTTTCTTTCGGATGATTTAATAAAATTATTAGAAAATAAAGAAAAATAAATTCCGTTTTTATAGCACCCTTCGGGGTGCTTTTCTAATACATAAAATTGGATCATTAGTTCAGCGGTAGAACATTCGCCTCATAAGCGAAACGTCACAGGTTCGATACCTGTATGATCCATTAAAATAAACCAGAATTGAAGGTGGTGAAGTGGCAGGATATGAAAACATAAGAGATGCAAATGAGAAGAGAACCCCGGAAGAGCGCCGGGAATTGGCAAAAAAGGCAGGAAAAGCGAGCGGTCAGGCAAGACGCAGGAAGGCAGACTTCCGGAAGACCTTAAACCTACTGCTTACTGCCGAAATAGATAACGAAGAATGGAAGCCGGTTTTGGAGTCGCTTGGTGTTGAGTGTACTTTGGAATCGGCTTTGCTTATGGCTCAGATTAAGATGGCATTGGCGGGAGACACACAAGCTGCGAAGTTTGTAGCACAGTATTCCGGACAAAGCGCCAGGGCCGAGGAAGATCTGGAAAATAAGAAAGCAGATACAGAACTGATCAAGGCAAGAAAAGAAGCTATTACTGG